TATTATCCTCGAGCGACTGGGGCCAGCCAATGGCAGCGGACATAAAAAAACGGAGCCAAGCCGGCTCCGCAGTTTCCCTTTCTTTATTTGTTGATTACATATTCTGAAGCTAGCAGGAAATCCTCATTGGAAAATCCTCGAGCGCATCAGTCAAACTACCATGCCATGTTATTTTATTTCTGTTAGTTCCGTTTAACCAATTTGTTTCAAAGATTTCAATGTTGAGATCAAGACCGGATTTCTCCCGCCTGATCTTGTACCAGTATTGACTATCACTTGAAAATTCCCATGGCTGCAAATCTCCACTAATCAAACGAATGCCACCGCCATCCCTATCTGATCTGCGCTTATCTTTATTCGCGCCCACAAATGCTCCGGAAAATTCATCGTTCTCATAGCGTGGCAATTTCCACGCATAGTCTAGGGCGTTATGAATAAACCGAACGCCCATATATGGATAATTGTCCCAGTGCTTGTAAACGTGAACCACTGGACCGCTTCCGTAAAAAGAATAAACTGCTCTTGTACTCATGATTAATCCTCCCCATCTAGAGAATAAAATTTCTCTCTTATACCAAAGAAATCCAATAGCCATTCTAGACATTCGTCCGCGGTCGCTTTGTCGCATTTATCGAAAAGCTTTTGCAATTCCTCAGAACGCCCTTGTTCCTTGGCTATCCGTTCAGCTTCAAGAACTATGGCATTTTCATTGGCGACCTGCTTTGCAGATCCCCATTGCAGAAAATCATTTAGTTTTATCCCTTCGTCATATAGAAAAAAGAATTTTTCGTAATCCGTTGTACTCATGATTAATCCTCTCATTTAATTGTTGACCCTCCCATATTATTCCATTAGACTGTAATAGTCAACAAACAATGAAAGGTTTTGAAATGACAAAAGATAGATTTAAAATTGAACCCATGAACAGATCTCTCGAGACTTCTGTGACAGTAACTGTCCGCCGCCCTTTCAAAGGGGGTCGTTATCAACCAGTAGAAAGAACCACCGCTACGACACCGCTTTATCGTTTTGGGAAGTATAAGCATCTCACTTATGATGAAGCGGTTGCAAAAAAGGCCCATTACGATTCCGCAAGCGCGGATCTTCGAGATGGCGAGACCCTCTTAATTTATTAGTTCCAGGATGGGAAAAAATGGTAAACTATGGATGGACTTTTTCATAGTTTACCATTAGACTGTAATAGTCAACAAACAATGAAAGGTTATAAAATGAAATACAAAATAAGAGAAATAGAAACTGGTAAGATTTTCAAGTGGTCGGTCAGGGAAATTCTAGAAGAAATAAACCGAGACCACTCTGACGAATTTACCCCTTACGATAAGAGCGATTGGCGTGAGGGCTGGGCTGAATGGTGTGAAGGGGATTATTATACAAAAATAGAGGTTATAAAATGACTTATTTTTTTAGAGTAGATTGTCCTGATTGCGGAGGGGATGGTGTTCTTTCCGACCGTGAACCTAACGATCCTAGTTCTCGTGATATTGATTGCTACGAATGCGGTGGAACTGGTGATAAACCAATGAGCAAAGACTTGTATAATAGCGAAGAAGATTTGCTTGAGGATTATCCCAATGCTCGTAATATTTTTCACTTACCTAACAAGGGGGTTTCATGATGCAAGATTTAACAAGAGAGTTCGATGCATGGCAGGAAGCTAAACGATGGGATCGCAAGATGCGACACCTTGGTGTTTGCGTTAAAGTATTGGCGGGAGCATTCGCCCTCGCTTATCTTTCAATTTTATGGGAGTTATTCTAATGGACAAGAATTTCAAGGAATGGATGAATAAATGCGATAGCATTGTACAATCGACACTTGGGTTAGGTCTGCATGATATGCCGGACGCAAACTGGAGGGATTATTTTGATGATGGCATGACCCCAGCCTATGCAGTTGATACCGCTGCCGAAGATCATTGGCAAGATGAAATGGCAATGCTATATGATTAGAGTTTAACCTCCCAAACTTGACGGGCGTCCTTCGGGGCGCCCTTTTTTTATGCTCGATGTCGGGTCGGGTCGGGCTTATTGGCAGCGGACGATGAACCGCCCACTATAGGACGGGTACGGACTATATATATATATATTATCCTCGAGAGCTTCGCGGTTGGGCGCGAGCCGTTAGCATATATCTAACTCACGATAGCAAAAAATAATGTTTTACTCTAATGGGATTATGTGGTACGATGTCAATGTCAACAACTCATATATGAAAGGTTATATTATGCAATTAATGACAAAAGAAATTGAGAAGAGCTTGCCACCTTTAGGCACTTTTTCCGAAACACCTTCGGAAGATATTCCAATCGCATTTAAAATGTTTACTCCATGGTCTAACTGGACATGGTATGTGACCGAAGGCCGTAAGGAGGAAAACGGTGACTTCCTACTCTATGGAATGGTGCATGGTCTTGAGAAAGAACTAGGCACGTTTAGGTTATCTGAGTTAGAACAACTCACGGGTACATTCGGATTGAAAGTGGAACGCGACCGTGGTTTTACTGGAACACTTAACCAAGTAGAATAAATCGGGTTATCGGTTATTGGGGCGTCCTTCGGGGCGCCCTTTTTTTGTGTCCGGCTGGTCGGGTCGGGTCGGGTCGGGCTTCAAATCGTCAACGGTTGGCGTGCCAACTATATACGTATACGTATATAGTAGATAAGGACCTGCCCCTGGTTCTTGCTATTTCACTAAAATAGAAAATAAGAATAGATCTTAATTGCTATTTCACTAAAATAGAAAAAGGAGCCGGTAGAACGAAATAGCAACATTTACAGCTAAAAATAATTCAAAAAAAATGCAATTATTTTGCATTAGTCTATTGACCATGGGATAAGATGGGTGTATAACTATGTGTAGTTATAGCGACAAACGCTATAGCGTAAACAAAATTAAGAGGTTAAAAATGAAAACATTTACTTTTGAGAAAAAAACAATAACCAAGCAAAAAGACTTTGTAGACTTTGCTGGTCAATCCAAAGCAATTTGGAAAGCTTGCAATGATCATTTAGACGTTTTGCGTAATGATCATGGTATCGGCGAAATCTTTGGCGATGCTTTCAAAGCAACAATTCAAGCTGGTAAATCTACTAATCTAGATTATGAGTTATTGGCTGAGAACATTAGCGAAATCTTTGGTGTTGTTTGCGATAAGGACATCGCTGAGAGGTTAATTAAACTTTCCAAAAAAACAAAACCTTCACGCCATAGCGTGACATTTACTAAAACAAAAAAGTAAAACCATGGGAGGGAATATTCCCTCCCGCTTTTTTTTGAAAGGAAAAGTAATGACAATATTAACTGACAATATCAAAGCAACCACCGATCACCAAAATACGCATGGCGTGCTTGCTGGTGATGATCCATTGATTGAGGTTGTTACCCAAGAATATCAAGAGATGCCTAGCCTTGTCATGGTCGACGCATCCGATCCGAACTATTTAGAGGAAATGAAACGCCTTACACTATTAGGCTATACAATGGATTATGCTAATTCATATGGCATGATCACATTCCGCAAAGTAATAAAATAAAACCATGGGAGGGAATATTCCCTCCCGTTTTTTTTTGAAAGGAAAAGCACATGACAAAACAATTAGAAGAAAACATGAAACAAGCTTTAGCAAGGCGCGAAAAGCACCGTCAAAATTTTGAAATAAAAAGGGAAAAATGGGCGGTGGAACGTCTAAAACATGAAGCGGAAAAAGTAAAACGTCTGCAAGAGAGAGTAGAACATTGGAGCTTTATGTATAACAATGCCACTTCTCGCATGGATGAACAACACGCATGGATTTTTCAAATGGGAATGGATATGGCCGACGCCATTATTAATGGCGATAAAAAAAGAATGCATGGTGTTCGACAAGAAATGAGCGGGTATCCATTATACTTAAATCTTTATTATGAAGAATAACTAATCAACAACGGTGCTAGGTACTTAAACCTAGCACCGATTTTTCAAATCGGACGCGACAATTTCCGGCAGCCAAAATCGGGCGCCCCACTATCTGACGTGCAACGGAAGATAGTGTTTGACACAAATAATTTGAACTACTTGTCATTGGACCATGATCCGGTGTAATGTAACCTCATGTTTAAGGCTATTGTAATAATAACTGTTCTTGGGTTCCCATCTCCTATCCAGCTTGATGATGAGAAGGGTCCCTATGAGGAACTTCCGGATTGTTGGGTCCGCACGGCTCAGATGATAAAGGACTTTGTTGCGGGTCCCATGCCTGTTGTGTCTGTGAACAGTGTTTGTGTTACTATTAACACAAAGAACATTGGACCGTGGACCAATAACCATTGAGATTGTTTAATGCTTAATGCTTCAGAAGATGTAATGCGAGAAGTTCTTGCTTTAGAAGAACAGCAGCAGAAGCTGATTATTCGAGAAAAAGCCCAGAAAGATTTTATGGTCTTTGTAAAGTATGTTTACGAAGGATTCATAGAGGGGACCCATCATAAAAAAATTGCAGTTTTGTTTGAAAAGTTGTCCGAAAACCCTGGTTCACGGATCATTGTCAATATGCCCCCCCGTCATACAAAATCGGAATTTGCGTCTTATTTACTTCCGGCTTGGCTTATAGGTAAAAATCCTGCGCTTAAAATTATCCAGACAACCCATACGGCGGAATTGGCGGTGCGTTTCGGAAGAAAGGTGCGGAACCTTATGGAGCTACAAATTTATAAGGATATTTTTCCTGATGTGGATTTACGGATTGATTCCAAGGCAGCGGGTCGATGGGAAACGGGCCAAGGTGGGGAATACTATGCGGCAGGTGTTGGCGGTGCGATTACAGGCCGTGGTGCGGATTTGCTGATTATTGATGATCCGCATTCTGAGCAGGACGCACTTTCTGAGACGGCCATGGAAAGTGCTTACGAGTGGTACACTTCTGGTCCACGGCAGAGGCTCCAGCCTGGGGGGTCTATAGTTGTTGTAATGACACGGTGGTCACTTAAAGATCTTACTGGAAAACTTCTCAAGGCGCAGGGGTCTGATGTACTGGCGGATCAGTGGGACATCGTAGAGTTTCCTGCCATTCTTCCTAGCGATAACATATTGTGGCCGGAGTTCTGGAAGAAAGAGGAATTGCTCAAGGTCAAGGCTTCGTTGTCTTTGGGCAAGTGGAATGCTCAGTGGCAGCAGAATCCTACGGCGGAAGAGGGGGCCATTATAAAGAAGGAGTGGTGGAACAAGTGGGAGAAGAAAGAGATTCCTCCGGTAAGTTATATTATGCAAAGTTATGATACGGCGTTCTCGAAGAAGGAGACGGCGGATTACTCCGCCATTACTACTTGGGGAGTGTTTAAGCCAAACGAGGCGGATCCGGAGAGTATCATACTGATGGATGCCCAGCGTGGACGGTGGGACTTTCCCGAATTAAAGGCGAAAGCACTTCAGGAGTACAATTACTGGGAACCGGACATGGTGATTATCGAGGCGAAGGCTACAGGTACACCGCTCACGGACGAATTACGGGCAACGGGTATTCCCGTGGTAAACTATACCCCGTCCAAGGGCCGTGATAAACATACAAGGATGCATATGGTCGCACCTATTTTCGAGTCCGGCAAGGTTTGGGCGCCCACCCGCCGTTTTGCGGAGGAGGTAATTGATGAATGTGCGGCGTTTCCCTATGGGGATAATGACGATTACTGCGACAGTATGTCGATGGCACTTATTAGATACCGTAAAGGGGGCTTTGTAAGACTTGACTCAGACGAAGAAGATGACGAAATTACCGAAGTTCCATATTTACGTCAATATTATTAGGAGATGTTAATGCTAGGATGGATTAAAGACCGTGCTATTGAGCCGTCAACATGTGTAGCTGTTGGCGTTATACTGATAGGCGCTGGCGTATTACTTGATATTACTACTATCTCTATTGTAGGAATAGTAGTGTCGGCAGGAGGCTTCTTTCTAAAAGAAAAAGGCCCAAGCTAACTGTTCCAGATTATGGTTCAGAAAAAACTTCAGAGAGACAGCGTGCATAATGAGTTTGACCTCGATGGTGACGGAGTTGTCACAGACGAGGAACTTTTAATATCAGATGCTTTTCAAAAACATGAAAAAGCGGATGCTCAAAGAAAGATGGCTTGGGTTGCTATGTGGTCCATGCTGTTTTTTACGTGCGCTGTTTTCTTGCCTTTTTTCTCAGACACACGTATAAAGGCTTTATCTGACTTATTCGGATTATTCTACATTGGTCAGGCGGGCGTGGTTGGCGCTTATATGGGAATGACCGCTTACATGAGTAATAAAAAATGATTGCTGCCTTGATACCAAAACTTCTTCCCGTTATAGGGGATGTTGTAGGTCGTTTTCTTCCAGAGGATAAAGAAGCGGCCGCCAAGGCAAAAAGAGAAATAGAAGCGGAGCTTACAAAGCACTTAGCCCAGATCGATTTAGCGCAGCTAGACATAAATAAAGCGGAAGGACAGCACCGTTCTATGTTTGTGGCCGGATGGCGCCCCTTTGTGGGGTGGACATGCGGTGTTGCTTTAGCTTATACTTATGTTCTGCAGCCGATACTGGTTTTTATACTGGCGCAAGCAGGTTATCTGGTACAGTTACCTGCAATGGATTTATCTGTTATGATGCCAGTTCTTTTGGGGATGCTTGGCTTGGGCGGACTCCGCAGTTTTGAAAAATTTAAAGGGGTATCTAAATAATGGCCGACACACCCATATCTCTTATAGATAATGCGATGCCCGCACAGGGCTTCACGGATGATTTCGTGGAGGAAGAGGAAGAGATTGAAGTTATTGAGGAACCTACAGAGGTCATCGAGGAAGAAGATGGCTCCGTAGTTTTGAATTTTGAGGACGCTGTTCAAGAGGAATTATTAGCAGAGCAGGATGCCAACCTTGCAGAGATTCTGGATGAACGCGACCTGATGGATATTTCATCAGAACTCACAGGATATTATGAAGATGACAAGACGAGCCGTGATGATTGGGAAGAATCTTATCGTAATGGCCTGGATCTTCTAGGAGTTAAGTACGAGGACAGGGAAGAACCTTTCAGAGGGGCCAGTGGTGTTACACATCCGGTTATTGCAGAAGCGGTTACACAGTTTCAGGCGCAAGCTTACAAGGAATTGCTTCCAAGTTCCGGTCCTGTAAGGACATTGATCCTTGGAGCGTTAACCTCTGAGGTTGAAGCGCAGTCCCAGCGTGTTTCTGACTTTATGAATTATCAAATAATGAATGTTATGGAAGAATACGACCCAGAAATGGATCGTTTACTGTTCTATCTCCCCCTTGCAGGTAGTGCTTTCAAGAAAACCTACTTCGATGACATATTAGACCGTGCCGTTTCCCGTTTTGTGGCAGCAGATGACCTAGTCGTACCTTATAACGCAACGGATTTGCAGTCTGCATCACGTATTACGCATGTTACACGTATGTCGGAGAACTCTGTACGCAAGTTTCAGGCTGCAGGTTTCTATAGAGATGTCGAATTGAGGGCTTATGAGAGCGATGATGAGCTTCGTGGGAAGGAAAGAGAGCTTATGGGCATCTCAAAAACGGCAGAAGGGGACGATTGTACGCTTCTGGAGATGCATGTTGACCTGGATTTAAAGGGATTTGAGCACAGAAGCCCCCTTGATAACGAAACAACTGGTATAAAGCTTCCTTATATTGTCACAATTGACGAAGGAAGCTCAAAAGTACTCTCAATTCGTAGGAATTGGGAAGAAAATGACGAATATTACAAAAAAATACAGTATTTTACGCACTATAAATTCCTGCCGGGGCTAGGTTTTTATGGATTTGGACTTTTACACATGATTGGGGGGCTAGGACGCTCCGCAACATCTATTTTGAGGCAATTAATTGATGCAGGTACTTTGGCTAATCTTCCTGCTGGCTTTAAAGCTCGTGGTATACGGATTCGTGATGCTGACGAGCCTCTTTCTCCTGGTGAGTTTCGCGATATTGATGTACCCGGTGGTGCTCTTCGAGACAGTATACTCCCGTTACCGTACAAGGAACCAAGCCCGACACTAACACAGCTATTAGGCTTCGTAGTGGACGCCGGAAGACGTTTCGCGGCCATTGCCGACCTTCAGGTAGGTGATGGAAACCAGCAAGCGGCGGTTGGAACGACTGTTGCGCTCTTGGAGCGTGGTTCTAAGGTCATGTCCGCCATCCATAAGCGTATGCATTACGCTCAAAAACAGGAATTTAGGATGTTGGCTAAGATTTTTGCTGAATCTTTACCACCTATGTACCCCTACAATATCCATGGTGCGGATGCCACTATAAAACAGGCAGATTTCGATGACCGCATTGACGTTATACCTGTTTCTGATCCTAATATCTTTTCGATGTCACAGCGATTGGCGATGGCACAGACTCAATTGGAGCTTGCCCAGACAAATCCACAGATGCACAATTTGTATGAGGCGTATAAGCGTATTTACGAGGCAATAGGAGTTCAGAACATAGAAGCTATATTACCTACGCCCCCAGTGCCTCAACCTATGGACCCTGCTATCGAAAATGCGAGATCAATCATACAGGAAATGCTACAAGCTTTCCCAACGCAGGATCATGACGCCCATATACAGTCGCATATAGCTTTTATGATGACGCCTATACCTTCAACAACCCCACCCGTCTTTGGTTTACTACAAGCGCATCTTTGTGAGCATATTGCACTTAAAGCAAGGGGAGTAGCGATGGCCGAAGCAACTGTTAATGCACAGAACGCTGCACAAATGGGTCAACCGGAGCCTCAAGTGGACATAGAGTCCAAGGTCGCACAGCTTATAGCCCAATACACCGAAGAAGTTATGGCTGCTCTTATGCCACCGCCTGAAGGAGAGGTGGATCCTCTTGTTCAGTTGAGATCCAAGGAGCTTGACATAAAGTCCATGGACATTGAACGAAAAGCCCAAGAGTTTGCTGTTAAGCAGGAGTTTGAAAATAAGAGGGAAGCAGAGAGACAGGAGATTGATCGAGACAAGATGGATTCCCAAGAAGATATTGCGCTTCTAAGAGCCGATGTAAACCTTGAACGTATTAATACTATGGGTAAAGAGTATGGAAGCCAACCGCCGGGAAGGGGTAACTAAGATGTTTGGTGGAGAGATTATTTTTGCTATTTTACTTTTAATACTGTGAGAAAAAAAATGATGGTTTGGAAAATGTTTTTTGACTGTTTCACGTGAAACGAATGGGATCAGGTAATGGTAAATGATGATAGCAAGTGCATTGACTGTGGACATGAGTGCCATTGTGATGGTAGTAATTGTCCTGAGTGTTCTTGCCCGGTATGTAATCATTAGGAGAATAGCATGGCTGGTATAAATCAAATGTCTAGGCAAATGGGTATTTCTAAAGGAAAGGCGAGTAGTCTTATGGATAAAGCTAAAAAAATGAATGGTTATGCTAAAGGTGGCTCTGCTGAA